TTTATATGGAACATAGACTAATATTTTTATTGCATTATGGGTATACGCCAAAATTAATAGACCATATTAATAATAATAAATCTGACAATAGAATTTGCAATTTAAGAGAAGCAAATTTAAGTCAAAATGGTCATAACATGAAAACTCCAAAACGCAACACATCTGGAATTAAAGGTGTTACATGGGGAGAAAGCAATAAAACTTGGCGGGTTCAAATTAGTATTAATGGCAAAAATACATTTATTGGATCATATAAAGATATTCAGATTGCAAAAACAGCTATTGAAAAAGCAAGAATGATGTATCACGGAGAATTTGCCAATCACGGCTAAGTTGTGTTGCGTGTTGAGGCAATAAAACTCATCCGTACTCCACACGACAGTAAGCACCTACATGGGTGGCGTGGAATGGAACATAGGCTAGTCACACACCCGACTGCAAGCCTCGCTGACTTAAATGGGTACAGCACAAGATACAGGGACATCGGTGGGACAAGACCTGTATACGATTGAACATTAACTCTGTGTAGGACTGGTATCTCTCTCTTAATGATAGGTATGGGTCAGGTAGGAACAGCGTAGGAAACTACAGGCTATCCACCCTTGGGGAAGGTATGTTTAAAAATAACCTAGTAATTATTGCAAGTTATCCACAAGCGTGTTAAAAAGCGCATATAGGCATATCAGATCACCGACCCTATACCGCAGTGGACACTGACGAATGGCTACCGCAAGTAGCAAGCAGTAGGCCCAGCAGCTAGCTGGCTAACCGAAAGCGCAAATACTCTTAACTTATCAAAGGATTTTCAAATGGCTATCAATCTCTCGACTGCCTTTGTTACCCTGTTTGATGCGGAAGTTAAGCAGGCGTATCAGGCTCAAGCCGTCCTGCGTGGTGCTATCCGTGTTCGTTCAGGTGTAGAAGGCTCTACATACAAGTTCCCTAAGATCGGCAAAGGTGTTGCTCAAGTTCGCATCCCCCAAACCGATGTGTCCCCACTTAACGTCACTTACGCTCAAGTCACTGCTACTCTGTCTGACTATATCGCTGCTGAATACAGCGACATCTTCATGCAAGCTAAGGTCAACTTTGACGAGCGCCGTGAGTTGGTTCAAGTTGTGTCTAACGCTATTGGTCGTCGTCAAGACCAGTTGATCTTAGACGCTTTGATTAACTCTGGTACAGCAAACACTGTTGCTTCCAGTATCGGTGGTGCTAGTTCAAACCTCAACGTAGCTAAGTTGCGTGCTGCTGCTGAACAGCTCAACACCAAGAACGTGCCGATGGACAACCGTCACATTGTGATCCACGCATCGAGCTTGTCCTCGTTGTTGGGTGAGACATCCGTGACTAGCTCTGACTTCAACACCGTTAAGGCGTTGGTTCAGGGTGACATCAACACATTCCTTGGCTTTACTTTCCACGTCCTTGGTGACCGTGAAGAAGGTGGCTTGCCTATTGCTTCTGGTGACCGCAAAGTATTTGCGTTCCACAAAGACGCTGTTGGCATGGCTGAGGGTATCGCCCCCAAGACAGAAATCAACTACATCCCAGAAAAGACTTCGTTCCTCGTGGCTTCGATGTTCTCCGCTGGTGCTGTTGCGATTGATGCCGAGGGTATCGTTCAAATCACTTGCGACGAAAACGGCGCTTAATAGGAGGCTGACATGGCTTTTTCATCTACAGGCTTTACAGTAGTAACAGCTTCTAAGCGTGGTCAAGCACCTAGCGTCTACGCTTATAAAACGGCTGATGCTGCCGCAACAGTTGATACAGCAGGTTATTTCAACGCACTAGCTGATACACTTCAGGTTGGTGATTTGATTTATCTGGTTACATCAGCTACCGGAACCGCAGCGGCTTCGCTTGCGTATGTGGTGTCTAATGCTGCTGGTGTCGTTGATATTAACGACCCAACAGTTTTGGCTGCTACTGATACCGACTGAAGCTAAATCAGGTGAGGCATAAGCCTGCTTCTGGGGTAGCTCGGAGGCAGGCTTTTTTACTTTAAGGGGCTGTGATGGCGGCAGGTGATAGCGGAGTAAAAATCTGTTCAGACGCTCTGATTATGTTGGGCGCAAAACCCATCTCGTCTTTTAATGACGGAACAGACGAGTCAGGCGCTTGTGATCGGCTGTATCCCAATGTGCGTGATATGGCTTTGAGTGTATACCCGTGGAGTTTTTCGTACAAGAAGACCTCTATTGCACGACTCATTACCACTCCAAACTCTGAGTGGAAATACGAATTTCAGTTGCCAGGCGACCGATTAGGTAATCCTCGTGCAGTCTTTACTAGCAACCAGCCACACGCCCGTCCGTTTAAGGAATGGGAGATTATCGGCGACAAGCTGATGTCTAACGAGTTGGCGCTCTGGATTGACTACCCGTTCCAGACTGAGGAGTTTGCAATGCCTCAGTATTTTATACAGTTGCTCAAGTACATGATGGCTTGGCACTTGGCATACCCAATCTCTGAACAGCAGGATAAAGCTCTATACTGGCAAGCTGTTGCAGTAGGCAGTCCTGGTGAGAACGGACGTGGTGGCTACCTGCGCCAAGCAATGAATATGGACGGATACGGTAAGCCTACTCAAGCAATTGAGGACTTTACTCTCATTGATGCGAGATTCTAAATGGCACGCTTTGTTAATTTGCAAACCAATTTCTCTACAGGAGAGCTCGACCCTTTGCTGCGTGCAAGGGTTGACTTGGAGCAATATAACAACGCTTTAGCCAAGGCTACCAATGTCGTCATCCAGCCACAAGGCGGTTTAAAGCGCCGCCCAGGACTCAAGTACGTCTACGAGTTGCCAGTTAGTACTGCCAATGGCGTACGCATGATCCCGTTTGAGTTCTCGGTAGACGACAGTTATATGCTTGTCTTTGTAGACTTGCGGATGTACGTCTTTAAAAACGGTGTGATTGTCACAAATATTAACGGCACGGGTAACCCGTACTTGGTGACGACAATCGCATCGGCTAACTTAGCTGAGTTGAATTGGACGCAGTCGGCTGATACGCTAATTGTGACGCACCCTAATATAAACCCAATTAGCATTGTCCGTGGCGGCACGGACGCAAGTTGGACTATTGGCAACATCGCATTTACTAGCATCCCTGACTACGCATTTACACTGACTATTACTGCACCTGCTGGTACGCTTACCCCGTCTGCCGTGTCTGGCAATATAACGCTAACCGCATCATCCGCTGTATTTAGCGCAGGAACGGTTGGTCAGTATATCAACGCTGTACCGCAGGGCAGAGCTCGTGTAGTGGGCTTTACGTCTACAACGGTAGTCACGGCGATTGTCGAGTTTCCATTTTTTAATACAACAGCTATTGCAAATGGTAAATGGGACGTTGAGTCTGGCTACGAGGCGGTGTGGTCAAGCGGTCGTGGGTGGCCTCGCACTGTCGTGTTCCATGAGGGACGTTTGTATTTTGGCGGCAGTAAGTCACGCCCGTCCACGGTGTGGGGCTCTAAGATCGGATTGTATTTTGACTTTAAGATCACCGAAGCGTTAGATGATGACGCAGTAGAAGCGACTCTAGACACCAGTCAGCTTAACGTGATTGTGGACATGATCTCTGGTCGTGACTTTCAAGTGTTCACAACTGGTGCTGAGTTCTATGTGCCACAGGCTGGCACTGACCCAATCACGCCAAGCACATTTTTGTTTAAGTCTATCAGTAAGAACGGCACAAAGCCTGGTACACGGGTTGAGGCGCTTGATTCTGGTACTGTTTTTATTCAGCGACAGGGCAAGGCGCTTAACGAGTTCTTGTTTTCCGATTCACAATTAACCTATGTGACGCAGCGTATCTCGCTCTTGTGTGGTCACTTGCTCAAGGGTCCAAGCCGTTTGGCTTTGCGCCGTGCAACGGATACCGACGAGGGTGATCTGTTGATGATTACCAATACCGATGACGGCACAATGTCGGTGTTCTCTATTCTCAAGAGCCAACAGGTTGTCGCACCTAGTGAGTTTATTACTGACGGCAGTTTCTTGGATGTCGGTGTAGATGTCACACGCATCCTGACTGTAGTTAAACGCACATTTAATTCGGTAAACAAATACTATGTTGAGATATTCAGCGAGGACTTCTATACCGATTGCGCTTTTACGGGCGGGGCTGCGGCTGGTGCGACCAGCTTACCGCATGAGGGTAAATCACTAAGTGTGATTTGTGATGGCGTGCCACAGGGTACAGAGACGGTTGTGTCTGGTGCTGTTACTTTTGACCGTGCGAGTACGACACGTTTTGAAGTGGGCTTGCCTTACACGGTGCTTGCTAAGACTATGCCCGTTGAGTTGCGCCTACAGACTGGCTCACGAGTTTCGTTTAAAAAGCGCATCTTGCAAGTCAATGCGATTGTCAATGACACGCAGCATTTAAAAATTAACGGTCAGCCAGTTCCGTTTAGGAACTTTGACAACCCGTTATTGGATTTGCCTGTGCAGGAATTTACTGGCATTAAACGCTTAGATGGCGTGCTTGGCTACAGCCGAGAGACAGCCATTACAGTTGAGCAAGAGCTGCCATTGAAGATGACTCTGCTTGGGCTTGAGTACAAAATAGCAGTACACCAGGGGACTTAATATGCCATTTGCCATGTCAGCAAGTGCGGCGAGTACACCAGCTCCAATCACCACCAGCAGTGGTGGTTTTTTAGGGCCGTCTGTCGGTGCTGGGGTTACGGCTGCCGCTGGACTGTTTAGCAGTATTGGTTCAGCCTATGCTAGCCAAGCGCAAGGCTATTTGCAGCAAGCAGGATATGCCGTACAAGCGCAAGAGAATCTGCGTTTATCAGGATTGCGTGCTGATAAAAGCGTTGAGTATGCACAGATTCAGTTTGACCGTAGGCAGTTCCAGACGCAGATTGAGCAGATTAATTACCAAGTGCAGGCAAATAGCCTTCTGAATAACTTGCGCACCACCAACTCTACAGCTCGTGCTCGTGCAGCAGCTAGTGGCTTAGACCCTGGTGGCGGCTCGGCATTGGCGATACAAGAGCGCAATGTCAAAGCCACCTACCAGAATGTAGGCATAACAGAACTCAGCGCATTAGTGGCTCGTGTGTTCGGCATGGAAGATGCAACTAATATTTTGCGTGCTGGATACGATAACGCTTTCTATACTCGTGAGGCTGCTATTGCAAGCACGCAATCATTGTTAAGCGCTGGTGGTTACGCAAAAGAAACTGGTGGCTTATTGGCAACGGCTAAGTTGACTGAAGGCGCAATACAGTTTGCAAAGACTGTGCCAACATCTGGCTATATTAAATAGGATTCTATAAATGGCTGAGTTACCAACCACAAGAGAGTTCCAAGTTCAGGTTGCGAACGCTCCCAATGCGCCTATGCCGCAAGTCAGTTTCGGTGAGCGTCAGGCGGCTGGCTTAGAATACCGTGCGCAGGCGCAGTTTCAAGGCACGATGGGCGATGTGCTAGACCGCATGACACGCACTGTGTTTGGAATGGCTAATGAGATGAGTCAGCGTGCTGGCTTACAGTTCTCTGCTGAAAACCCGTTGACGCCTGAGCAGCTCACCGCAATGGCTAAGGGCGATATGTCCACGGTGCAGTTGGGTTCACCACTCAATGTGTTTAACTCCGCTGTGCGCAAGGCTCGTGCTATTGAGTTGTCTGGTCATGCCGAGATTGAGGGGCGTGATAAATTGATGACGCTAGTTAGTGCCGCTGGTCGTGGGGAGATTTCAACACAAGAAGTGCGTGACCAAATTACGGCATTGACCAACGGCTATAGCCAGTCTATTGCTAAAGTAGACCCTGAAGCCTCGTACAAATTCCGTGCGAGTATGGGGGCGGTTGGCGGCAGAGTCATTGAGAAGACGGCTGAGGTCGAGGCGCAACGCAGAGTGCTGGCGAACAAGGTCAAGCTAGACCGTGACTACAGCAATATGCAAAAGGCTGTTGAGTTAGCGGTCACAACCAAGATGCCTATTGACGAGGCGACTGGCAAAGAGATTCCTGTTGACGCTTTTGTAGATGCGCTCAAGCAAAATTTTATCAACAACGCCGTGGCGATTGTGGGGCCTGCTGGTGCTGCCAGTTTTATTGGACGCATTAACGAGGACATGGCTACCACCAAGATCAACTCGGTGGCACAGTACATCTCGACTGATCCACAGTTTTCCAAAGACCCGAACGCTGTGCAGCGTCTGTTACGTGGCGATGCGGGTAGTGCGACCAACGCTTATCAGTCGCTATTGCCTGATGACAAAGCCAAGGTGATTGCCGCCTACATGACGGCTGACGCACAGAATTACACACTGGTAAAGCGCAGACAAGAGGCAGGAGCCGAGTCTAATCGACGCAATTTTACTAACCTATTTGTGCAATACAGCATAGAGGAAGACCCTGTTGCGAAGGCATCGCTTAAAGTGAAGATGTTGCAACACCCAGCGCTTACCTATGACCAAGCCAAAGAGTTGGTGTCGCCACCTAAGAGCTCTGAGTCAGGCAAGATTATCGTGGACGGTCTGATCCGTAACGGACAGATTACAACTGAGGAAGAGTTATACGCAGCTGGAAACCAGTATGGCGTGTATGACGCTGACTTAGGTAAAAAGTTTGATGTATATCGCAGTATGTACGGAAATGTAAACGGCGCTTATATCAAAGCCAAGACTCGTCAAGCGGCTGGTATTCCTGAAGGCTTGATTCAGGTTGATCCAAAGTCTGAATACGGCAAAGCGATGCTGGCTGTTGAGGACGAGTTTATGGCTGCGCAGCGTACGGCATTAAAAGCTGATACTCCATTTGATGCAAAAGGGACTATTGATAATATTGCCAAGAACCGACTTAATCGCCGTGATTCTGCTGAGGTAAAGGCTTACAAAAAGCAACTTGCCGCATATTCTGAGCGTGCTGGGCAACCAATCACTTCCCAAAATATTGATGCTCTTGAATATAGAGTTAAAAACGGAACAGAAAAAAAGATTAAAAAAGAGCAATTGCCTAGGATTAGAGAATTGCTTAAACAGATTGAGGGTAACTGATGAGCACAGAATTAGAAAATGCGTATATGCAGGACTACGCTAACTCATTTTTCCCACCTGACACGGCAGCAAGCGATTTGCCTGAGCTCGTGCAAATGCGACCTGGTGCAATGGACGCTGAGATGACAGCTATCCCGCAGACTGGTTTGCAGAAAGTCATGGAGCAGACGGGTCTTACCCTTGAGGAAATTGGCAAGGGTCTAGAAGGCTTGGGCTCTGTCAAAATCGGTGGCTTTGAGATTAGCCTTCGTGACATCTTGCCGTTTGTGGGTAGCTCAGAAAAAAAGACTGACCCAGTGACAGGCGAGGAAACTGTCGTGCAAACGGGGACTCCTGCTGCACTGCAACAACTAGGACAGGGCGTAAGCGCCACAACAGGCACAGGCTTTGCAAGACAGTTGCGACCAGACATGAAGGCCGCAGCATTTGACGCACTAGACTTAGCGGGTGTTGCCAAGGTAGCAACAACTGGTGTTAAGGCCGCAGCAAAAGCGCTAGCTCCTAAAGCGGCAGAAATGGCAGAG